TTTGTATTTTTAACATTAAACCTATACTTTTTATCACCAACATCATAATTAAAACCTTTAAAGTTTTTATTAAATAAGTTGTCAGTTTTTAGTTTAAAAGTTTTAGTTTGTTGTTCTACAACTTTTTGATTCTCTTCTGATTCTTTGTTGTATCTATTAAAGAAGTTAATAGCTTTCTGTTGTTCAGAGGTCAACTTTGACCCAGCTTTAATTTCTTCGTAGTATTTAGACTTTTGCCCGTCTAAGTGGCTTCTAGCGCTGGCAACTTGCTCTTTAAACGCTAATTTTTTTCTTTTTATATCTCTTTCAGTATCTTCTTCTTCATCTATTAAGAAAGAGTCCTCCATTAAAAAGCTAATCTCTTCATCTGTAAGATGCTTTTTAGTTTGTTTATAATATTCTCTTAATATGCTATTGTCATCATATTTACTATAATCTTGATTTAATCTAACATAATCTTCAACACTACCACCAGTTTCTTCCATGAAATCAACTAGCTTTTGTATATTTTCTGGTAATGCTTTACCTGTTTCTTGAGATTCAGCTATAGCTTCTTTAGTTTCTTCAACTAATTCTTCTGCTTGTTCTTCAACTTTTTCTTCTGTTACTTCCTCAATAACGGGTGCTTCATCTTGAACTTGTTCGGAGACTTCTTCTCCGGTAGGTTTTTCATCTGTTGTTTCGACGTTTTCTTCGAGTACTTTTTCGCTAACTTCGGATTCGTCGCGTACAGGAACCTCATCTGTGCTTTGCTCTGGAACGGCATCTGTTTCTGTTTTTTTAGTTAAATCTACTTTGATGATATTATCATCTGTTGTTTCTTTTTTTGCACTAAGATCTACCTTAGTAACATTATCTGTTTCTTGTTTTTTTGCCATAATATAATATAATAATAATTAATAAATTTTATCTAGGATCAAACGTACCTAAATCAAAGTCTCCGCTAAGTATATCATTACCTGCAGACTCAAAGTTTTTAGGTGGTTTATTACCTTTTCTTTGATCAATTAACTCACTTTGTTGAGTTGCTTGTATTCTTGTTCTTTCGTCTTTACGATCTTCTTTTTGTTTTTCTTTTTCTTTTTGAGCATCAACTTCCATACCTTTTAACTGCATGTTCATTTGAAACTCTAGTTGCATCAACTCTTTTTTATACTCAACTTCTTGCGCTTGCTTCTGTGCTTCAAGCTGCGCTTTAACTTGCTCTAGTTGAGCTTGAACTTGCGCGTTAGCTTGGTTTTTTTGAACTTCAGCTTGAGCAGCAACTTGTTGTGCTTGCGCGTTAGCTTGAGCTTGAGCTTGTATATTCATACGTTGAGCTATTTGATCTCTTTCAAACTTTTGTTTTCTACGTATTTTTAAAAGTTGATTAGCTAGTTTTACGTTTTTAATATCTCTTAAATCAATAGCGTCTTCAAGCTCTATACTTTGTTGAGCTAATGCTTGTTGTATATTGTTTTCTAATAAAGCTTTTTCTTCTTCGTCTGGCGCTAATTCAATAAATATACCAAAATCATACAAATGTAAATTAGACATTTCATCTAACGTAGCTACATTATGCGCACCAATACTTTGTATAAAAGCATCTTTTGTTGGTGAATACTCTATAATATCAGATATTCTAAGTGATAATTGTTCAGCTATTTCAGCTGTTAAAAATAAACCAGCTTGTAATATATGTCTTGTTGCTGTGTTGCTATTTGCTGCGGCTAATTTTTGTACACCTACTAAAGCATTTTTATCTGGTAAACTACCGTCTCTAGCTTCATTAAGCCCGGTTGTATCTCTAATCATTTGCAAATAGTAATTGTAATTAGCTATAAGAGCTTGTATTTTATTACCACCACTACCGCTTGTTATTTCTTGTATTGGTACTTTACCAGGATTCATATCACCTTCTGATGTTAAAGATCTACCTATAACACTACCTGTTTGAAAAAACATGTTTAAAGCTTCTTGTGGGTTATAGTTTGTTCCATTACCTAAATCAACTTCAGCTAAACCATCAGCATCAAGGTAAACACCATCTGGTACCATACGCGCCATTACCTGTTGTAACTTTAAATGCGTAAGTTGTATCATATCAGCAAAACCTGTAATACGTCTTACTAAACTTTCAATTTTACCTTTATATAAACGAGGAGCTACAATACTATAATTCATTTTTACTTTATTGTAATCGCTTTTAGGGCGCATCATGTTTTTAGATATTTCCCATTTTAAAAGTTTATTAGTACCTAGTATTAAAGCACCTTCGTATAAAACTTCTATAGCTCTATGTAGTCTTGTGAAATTACCTTCTTTATTTTCTGGTGGATTAAAGCTATCGTCTTTTTCAATAGCTTTTTCTGCACCACTACCAGTTTCTTTTACTTTATAAACCTCGTTCATATATGTTTTATAATTAAAATATAAAACCTGAACTTTGTTATTATCTATTTCTTTATATTGCGCTGAACCTTGATCGTAGTTAGTTTGATGGTAGTTTTTGTTTTTAATTATATCTTCTAAATCTTCCTGCTCTAAAAAAGGAAACTCTTTTGCTAATTCGTTTACAGGTATTTTTTTAACTTCACCTACATAATATAAATCATCAAAATAAGGTGATTCAGTATAAGAATAAACTAAATCAGCTGGATCAACATATTTAATTACAGCACCTTCAGAAGTATTAAAAGAAGTTTTAACAGCACCAATACCAAGAACAGTTAAATCGTAATAAAAACGTTTTTTAATTAACTCATAATTACTACCTTCCATTAAAACTTTTAAAGCTTGCTCTTCTGCTAACTCTACAGCTTGTTTATAGGTTAACTGCATGTGCAATGCTAGCTCTTCTTCAGACTCAGGTAAAGTTTCAGGATCATTTTCAGATATTTGTATACCAAAAGCTTGCTCAGTAAAATCATTTAAATCAGAACTTCTCATATCACCTAATATAGACTCCATATATTGAGTTCTTTTTTCAACACCGTAAGGATCTTGAGAATATGCTTTTATATCATAAGTACGCTCTGCAATACCGTTAACAACTATATCAACAAACTTAGGTATTATAGGTACAGGTTTCCAGTCAAGATTTAAATAACTTAAGTCACCGTTTATAGATAATTCATCTTTATATTTTTGTATCGACTGTTCACCTCTAGCATAAAGCCTTAAATTATGAAAATTGTTTTTATTAGTTGTATATCTAGTTTGATTATAGTCATTGTAAAACCACTCTGTTTCAATAGCTTTAGCAACTTTTAAACCATAGTCATAGCTTAACTTTTCAGCATCGCTTACAACTTGACTTGGAAAATAACTTTTTACCGCAGACTCTGCCATATATTTATTTTATTATTTTTGAATTATAACCAGTATTACTATATCTAGCTATGTTTATATTTAGTTTTTGTTTTTCAACATTTGGATTTGGTGCGTATAAATGTCTATTGCAAGCCATAATAGCTAAACCGCTACTAATTGTTGCATCAAACTTTGTACGTTTGTTTATATCAAACTTACTCCAATCGTTTAATGTTCTGTTAAAGTACATGCTTCCATAACTACCAGTTTGCATTTGACCAACATGGCCTTGTATATACATCTCTATTGCAGCAGCATGCGCTTGTTTAATATCTTCACTTGAATTAGGTATACCACCTATTTCTTTTTCAGCTGTTGATAGCTTATTCCAAGATCTATCAGGACGATTCATACTATAACCTCGATAACCACGTCTTCGTAAATAGTACAATAATCTTGGTTTATTGTTTTCTGCAAGTAATGGCATGCCATAAAACACTAATGCCATTAAAACATCTTCAAAGAATATATCAGCTGTTTGTGGTCTAGCTATATATTCTAAAAAAAACTGATTAGCAGGCGCTTCTTCCATGCTAAACTTTGTAAGTCCGTGTAACGAACCTTTTGAACCTTTACCATCTACAGTACCGCTAATGTCGTAGCTATCGCAGCCAAAAGCGCCCAGATGATCGTTGCCAGGGTATTTGCTTCCATTTTTTAATTTAATTTTATTTTGCAATTGTGATGGTGGTATCCAGCTAATATTAAATCTACCTTTTGGATCTGGATAAAATATTACTCGCGTATCTTTTATACCGTTAATCCATTGGAAATTACCCGTGCTAATTGGTGGTTTTATACCATCGTTATAATCTATTTGTTCGTATATTCTAACTAAATTAAATATACTATTTTTTGCTTCATCTCTAAACGCGTGCTCTTCAGTTCTTGGAAACTGTCTGTAAAATTCGTTTAACGCATCTTGATCGTTTTTTAA